CCAAGAGGAGCAAAAGCTCAACTCAGCGATAGTGGGACGGTGGTAAAGTTTTGGCTCGTGACCCAAGCCGCGAATAACTTTTTCAATACCAGCAACGAACCACTCAAAACGCGTGGCAGACACATTATCGTCACCAAGAGCCATAATACGCACACGTTCCAGTTGTTGGTGCACGTTCATTAGGGGCTCAGCGCGAAGATGGTAGTCTGCAAAGAGGTGATACGCAAAGTTCATCAATGTGTTCCCGATGGAAGTCTCGGGCCTACCAGACCCCTGAGTGCCAGCTACCGAGACAGTGGCAAAGAATTCCATTTGAAAGGGCTTCGAGTAATTCCCTTTCATGAACCGTGCGTAAAAATTGAGGTCTTCTCGGTACTCGGCAACTAAGTCAGTGCGCAAGCCTAGAACCTCAAACAAGTCAATCATGCAACTCAATACAATTGGCGTTTGGTGGCCATCCCATTTGGAACAATCGTTCTCATAGAACAATAAGCCATCAATACTCGCATTAGACACCCAACTACCGATGTCCTCTGGGGTAGCGCCAGAAGTATAAAAGAGTGCATAGTCTTTGTTAAAAACCTCAGCCAGCTGGTGAGACAATCCCCAAAAGAAAGGAGCAGTACGGAAAGCCTGATTTTTGCTCGTGTTGGTGATGATGCGAGGCATCTTCAAACCAACCTGGGCTTCGAAGTCATCGACATCAAAATAATCAGGATTCAACTTCTCAACTTTTGTAAAAATAGACGCCACCCTATCCCTCTGCAACTGTATAAAGCCGGCACTGTAGTCGTCCACGGCTTTACGGTACACCCTAGCAGCCGATTGAGGCTGATGTCTAATCCACTCATCCCAAATAACTTGATCGGGTTGTCCATATTCGAATAATGAGGTGATGTAGGGAATGTACATGTTATGGAACCACCGCACAAATGCGTTTGTAATAACAGTGTCGTAGGGTTTAACACCCAACTGGCGCTGTATTCCAGAAAGCATTGATGTAGCCGCGGAACCATAAACAACAGGAATTTCATC